TTCCTGGTTCCTAACTCGGATCGTGGATGTCGGTCCCCGATACATGGTAATAGCAGGATTGGAAACAATCTGCCTACGTGCCACGATCTGGGATGATATCCTATCCCCGGACCTCTCCTTTCCCGACACTCCCTTCCGATCTGTCTGTTTAGATTTAGATTTTGCCATGAGATGTATTTCATGCCCCGGGGGGGACCATTGCAGGGGGATCACGAAGTGGTCTCTTCTGTTATGTCTTCTCGTGCCTGGAAAATCTCATGGAGGTAAGACGCATCATCCTCATACCGAACACCAACAATATCCCTCTGTCGGTGCCATGCCGGACGGATGGACCAGGTACTGTTCTCCAACACCTTGTGTAAATAATTGGCGGGAAGAGGGGGGATACCACCTTCATCTTTCCGAGAAAGCTTGAACTGGTTCCACCTTCTTGCTCCAAAGATCTTTACATGTTTGTTGGAGGACAGGTCCTCAAACCACCGTCTCATTGCCATCAGCCGGAAACCCAGCCCACCATCCCTTTGATAGGGGTCCAGAATACCATCTGCAGCTCTGGGTGGACCTATGGAGGAACCCAGAGGTAGAGGTCCAAACTTGTACATCCCTTTGGTCAATTCAATCTGGATGTAATCTTCGTAACGGTTACAGATCTTACTGAAACTATTACGGGTACCCTCCTGATAATTGAAAATACCAAGGCGATGCGCATTCATCCACTGAAGTTGATTCTTCGTGTATGAATGTTTGGGTGGGACAGGTGCACCAAATGCACCATACTCAACGGGTCCATAGAAAGGACCAGGAAACCCACGAAGAATGGGATAGTACTTCCGGAACATAGACAAATATTTGTCGTGTTCGCCCGGCTTCGCAAACCGGGTGAACTCTCTAAATAATTGTGCCAAATGTTCCCAAGGAAGAATCTGTCTACCATTGTTCAGGTCAACCTGACGATCTATGGGCATGTTGAGAAGACCCACATTCGGGACGTCCAATGCAATCCATCTCTTCTGCGTCTTAGAATACACACAGTACACGGAATTTACCAACGCAAGGTCGGAGGAATAGTAGTTCTTCCCAAGGGAGAACTCCAATCCTACCACCCGAGTCGCGGCCTTCCAGCGCCGGTAAATATTCTTAGATGCAGGAAAGATCACATCATCACCATTTATTCTCATAAACGATGAACGAGGGACTGCCATACAGGAAGCAGCTCTGTTAATAATACAGAGCAATGGAAATGAAAGGATGTGGCCCATCATCTGACCACGAGTGATTGGGACGGGATCGGAACCCTTCAGGTCAAGGACAGAACGGGTAAGGGAATGTACCACAAGCTTGCGGAGGAACGCCTCAGTACAACTGGGAACAGATTCTGGTAATCTGAACCTAGTTCGCTCAAGCATAGCCTCGGCCGCTTCTCGGGTATAAGTCAAGAAAATGTTGTCAGTGGCGGCTGAATAGTCTCCACTGACAACCTTCTCCCCCTTACCCAGCTGCATTGGAGCCAGTGAATCTTCTACACTGGCACCCCCAATGAGCTGGAAGACTGGATGCTGGCGCATCTTCCCATGCCAGGCCTTCTGGACTGGTGTGAGAAGCTGGACCATCCACTCAGCTTTCGTTACTATCCGAACCTTAAGGGGTTCTGTCAAACCCGTCGCGCCTACAAGAATTGGTTTCCATTCCTCTTCTGGTAGGCCCAACTCCTCAATCGCCTCTTTGATCAGGTGTCGTAACATTCTTTCCCAGAGGTAGTTCAATGGACCATCAGATCCCAGATCGGTATCTGTCAATCTGAATTGCTGGAGTACTTTCTTTACGATGGGGTCAGCCAGGAAACCCGATAAGGGAAAATCCCTTATGTAGGCCTGAAGACCTCCCTCCTGTCGAGAGTACTCATGACAAGCAGAAACGCTGGGAGGAAATGGACGGCAGTAATCCGCCACCATTTCTTCACCAGGAGGACAGAACTCATCTAGGGTTCGCTGGATCTCAAGGAACATGCGTCGCTTACGGGGCAACACAGACGGCTCAGTCCGAGCAACTGACTTAGCAAAATCAGCCACCTTCTCCCTAACCATCTCCGCTGTGAAAGACGGAAACAAACGCTTGGAATACAAAAG